CCTCGGTTACCAAACACCTTTAATAATAGAAAGGAGATGGTATCGTGTCAATGACACTACCGAGACACCTAATTCTGCAAAGAACTGCTCTCCTTGATATCCCAGAAGAGATATCTGTTCCCATAGTGAATCAATTTCTACTATGGACTCATTCTTCAGGTGAAGAATGGGCTGTGAAGAGGATGAAGTCTCTTAAACAAGACTTCCTTAATCTTCTTGCAGATCCCATGGCTCAAATTGTGACACCCTGGGTGGCTAAACACAATCCTCGTACTCCTAAAGGCCCGTTAAAGCCTTTATTTGTACTTGGACTTAAGTCCATGAAGAAATTAAAGGACGTAATTGCGCTCTTCAATATCTTCACTAATTGTGTGGCAGATAAACCCTTACCTTCACAGGTAAAGAAGTTTAAATCTGCAGTGGAACAACCCGGTTTACCTACTTCTGATGAAGTTATAAACTGTGTTAAACACGCCGCACAAGAGTATCAAACTTATAGGTCACCACGACCTATTAAGCCTCTTCCCTTACGACCTCAAATGAAATTATCACATGAGCGTCGTTTCTTCACAGAGTTCATGCAAGATATGGGTACCCATTGGGGTAGACATATCATTGTAGATTACTGTGATGTCTTCTTTGACTCCATGAATCCTTTACTAGGTCCATGGCGTTATCCAGAAGTGGACGAGGATACTTGGACTTTCGGTCATATCGGGATTACACAGAATCCAGGCTTAAAGGCCAGATTCTATGCGGCTCCTCACATTTGGATTCAGCACATGCTGGAACCCTTTGGTGAAATGGTCTACGATCTCGTTAACTCCCTTCCATGGGATGCAACGTTTGATCAGACTAAAGCCTTTCCTATCGTACAAGAGCATCTACGCCTTGGCAAAACAGTTTACTGTTTCGATTTGACATCAGCTACAGATAGGTTCCCTTTTGACTTGCAATTAGCCTTGCTCCGATTCTTATTTACTAACCCAAAAGCACAGAGGTTTATCGACTTCTTTGAAGAAGTTTCTCGATTACCTTACAAACTTTTGGATACAACTGTCACCTGGAAACATGGACAACCTCTTGGGTTGTTCCCTTCATTTGCCAGTTTTACACTGACTCATGGAATGCTGTTAAAAGCAATGTTAGATGGTGAGTACTCGAAC